CCCATGTATTTAAACTCCTCAAAGTCCTCTTTACCCCAAATGCCTTTATTAACTAAACCACTAGCCCACTTAACCATGCCATTAATACGGGCATCTGCATTAGGACCAAGTGCTTTCTTTTCTTCTGCTAAATTAACAGAGCTAGTTTGATTAGCTTCAAATCCCATCTCAACAACTTTACCCACTAAAGTATCTAAAGCTGCTTGGCTTACACCATATTCTTTAGCCCAAGATAGTACGTGATTGCGTACGGGATCTTCTGCTGGAATATCTTTAAATGCAGCTACATCATAGTTACCATCTGCTGGTGCCTTATGTTTGCCTTGTGAGATTTGTTTTCTTAGATCGCCCCAAGATTTAGCCATAGCCTGTAAGTCTGGCTCTGCTTCATCTTTTTTCCAGAAATTCTCTGGCCACCAATCGGGTCGTTCTAAAGGACTATCATCATCTTCATCTGATGCTTGAAGATGTGATATTTCTGTTTTTTGCGGATTTGATTCTACTGCTTCTGTTTCAACTGATGCACTGTCGAGTAGGCCAGTTTCTTGAGATACTTCCTCATTACCACTAGGCTCGATGTTGTCGTCTATCATTACATTTTCCTTGCTCTAATTAACTTTGCTTCAATATCTCTCACAATACTATTTTGACCTTCACGATAGTACGCATAACTTGAGTCGCTACCAGGCAAAGCAACTGGTTGCTCTAAAACTGTTTGACGTAACCATGCTAATAACTTTTGTCCGTCATCACTACCAAAAACTCTTAATGCTAATCTATCTAAATCTTCTCTTGCTTGTGCTACATCTCTTACATCTAACGGAAGTGCTTGATCTAAATCTTCCCATCCAGCCATTACATCATCCCCTTAGTTGCAGCTTCTACCATACCAGGCACTACTTCTGGATTTTGTTGAGCTACTTGTTGTGCAGCCTCAGCCATTTGTTGAGTCATCATCATACGTTCTTCTTGAGTGTTACGTATCTTTTGTGGGATACCTAACTTCTCAGCAATGAAGTCCATCATAGCATCTGTTTTCAATGTCATCTGAGCTTGTGGTCCAGCACCTTGAACGATCTGTGCAAATTGCAATACGTTCTGTACATCTTCCATGCTTTGAGCCATAGCTAATGGTGCAACTGCTGATACTTTAATTTCAAGACCATTGACTTTAAGAGGTAGATCAATAAGACCGCGCTCATCCATTACTCTTAAAATCTTAGTAACTAATGGTATCATAGTTTCATTAATCAGTCTGCCAAAAGCTGATCCTAGATTTTGTGATAACTCTTTCATTCGCTCTACCACTTCCGTAGCTGAACGTGCTGACATGTTGTCTGGTGGTAAAGACTCATCTAATAAAATACGCTTAATGCTCATGCGTAAATCATTCATAATGATTTGAGATACATTAAAGTCACCAGCTCTTGGCAATGGTTTCAATGATTCACCTTGTGGACCGCCATTCCTTGCAACAGGAATAATAGCGCCAGGTATAATCTTCACTGTGTTAGGATTTAATACGCCATCATCTGCTGCGGTATATACACCAGCAATAGCTAATGATGCATTTTTAAGTAATAGTTCTAATGTTTTATTGAGCGTCTTGATGTCTGGCAATGCAGTAATCAATGGACCACGACCATAAATTTCACCAGCTACTTTTGCATAGCGTGATACAATCCATGGGCTTTCTACCATACGTCTATAAACTAACTCTGTTTTAGATTCTTTATGAATAACGTGATAACAGAAATCACCACGCTTTTGATCTAAGATAGTAGCTTCAATAAATTCTAAATCGTCTGTTGGTTTTTGGTCAATCTTCTTTTGTAAGTCATCTGGAATAACTGCATCTGGCCATTGACGCATAATAGACTCACCTTTAAGACGCATACGTCTATATACATTGTCTACTTGACCATTAGCACCTTCTTCAAATGATACTAAGAATTGTGGCACAGGAATGAAGTTAAGTGGATTAATGTCATCACCTGGTTGTACCATCATCACAGCAGTACCTACAGATAGATCAAGCAAGAACTCACCAATAGCAATATCAAAGTTTGATTGCTTTAATGATGCAAATAGTTTATCTGAGTAAATATCTAATGCTGCTTGTGCTTCTTCTTTGCGATCTTCAGGAATATCTGGTCCTGGTTCAAGTCTGCACCACTTACGTTGTGGTGGGAATATGCCAGATTGCATACGATTAGCAAATCGTTGTGTAGAGTTAATGGCTGTAGAATCGAATACACGATTCATTTTCTTTTGACCGCCTACTTTACCTTCGTAGTATCCGTCATAAAGATTACGTTGTGGTAACGCAAACTCATAACATTCTTCGTATAGACTTCTAAAGTCCTCTTTCTTAGTAAGAGCTTTATCGTGTCGTTTTAAAACATCCTCTGCGGATAGTCTCATCATTTCTGCCATATTGATCCCTATGATTTCTTATTTTTATTTGCAAAGTTTCTTGCTGCTTCTTTACTACCAAATCCCCAAGCTTTTAAAGCTAACTTCAATCGAGTAGGTCTACCCTTATCATCTACTAATGGACCATCCATTCCACCAAAACGAGCAGCAAAAGACACGCGCCTAGGATTTGTACCACTCTTGACTGGAGATTGTAAGTTACCACCCTCTTTGCTTTCAAAGTGTTTTCTGCCAGCCTCATTTAATCCACCTTTAGGATTCTGATATTTCTTTAATGGCATTATTCATACCACTCTAAAAATAATTCAGCCATGTGGGAAGTGCCATTTACATTAGTTAATCTAAATAAATATGTTGTTAATGGATTTAATACCATTTCTAAAGCACTAGTTCCAGCACCACCAGATTTTTTACCAGATCCGCCAGCAATAATTTCTGCATCAATTTCAGTTCCAGTTACTGTTACAGTTGGATTAATTAATATTGCTGATTGACTTGTTGTAGCACTTGTTCTATTTCTTTTAATTGCTGTAAACGACGTGCCACCAGTTACAGTTGCTCCTTCATAAACATAAAGTTCAGCATCACCACTGCAACTTGCATCAACTGCTATGTGTGCATATACGCCACTAGCCCATGCAATTGCTATATTGCAACTTGCTCCAGCTGCTAGTTTTGTTGCGTTTGGATATATTCTGTATGCTTTAAAAGCCCTACCTTCATGTAATCGTAAATGATTTATATCTACTACAGGAAATGGTCTATCAGAGCTAGCAATATAACTTGCGCCATCTTTATCTACATAAGCTGGATTAACATGACGTGATTTAGTCGTGTCTGACTCACGCAATATATTAATTGCCATTATTTCTTCTTAGGTTTCATTGCTGTTTTAGCAGCTTTAATAAATGCAGCATCTGTAGGTGCGCCAGGAGATCCAGGTTTACGCATCTTTTCTTTAGAGCCAGATTCAATACGTTCACGTTTTTTGTGAATGTTGGCATAAAGTCCAGCTTTCATATTAATATCCTTTTTTAGTTTTGCCAGCTTCACTCATAGCAATAGCTACAGCTTGTTTTTGTGATTTAACAACTGGACCACCTTTACCTGAATGTAAAGAACCAGCTTTGTATTCACGCATAACTTTTTTAACCTTAGCTTGCATCTTATCTTTTTTCATTATGATGCTCCTAAAGTTGTATCTGTGCCTAATGTCTCTGAGGCTGTAGATGACATAAGTCCAGCTGATCTACCACGTCTAGCTCTTTTAAATGATGCAGCTTTTTCAGCTTCTACTCTAGCTGGCGCTACATCAACTGGCTTTGGTGGTGGCGGTGGTGGTGGTGGTGCTGGTGGTGGTGCTGATGGTTTTGATTTTCCGCCCATGATTATATTCCTCCTGGTGAGCCAAGCGTTTCTACGCCTGTTTCTGGGTTAAGACGTTCTTCTGCTAATAATGCTCTTGCTCCGCCACGTTGGCGAGCTATACGTTTTGCTGCTAAATCTTCTGCAAGTTTAACTTTATCTTGTTCTGCTTGCGCTCTTAATCTGTCTGTTTCAGCTTGCTGCGCCCTAATTTGAGCTTCGGCTGCTGACGTATCTGGCTTACCACCGCCGAATAATCCGCCCATTATTGTCTCCTAAGTAATGTATAATCGTCTTTATCTGCGCTATAACGTAGCATATTGCATTCTGGTACAAAATATAACGCCTTAGCCCAGGACATAGCACGAGTATCTGAGGTTTTAACAGTTATTTGGACTCTGTGCAAGTGAAATAATATCTCAACGATATCAATAAATGTTAATCCCGCTTTTGTCATAGCTATTGGATATCTACGAGATTGCTCTGATAGTAAAGACCAGAACTCTGCAACACCTTTCCATAGCATTGTAGCCCCAAATACAGCGACTGGCTTACCATAAAGGAATGCTGTAATGGTTGGACCACACTCTGCTTGATGATTTATCATGTATTTAAACTCACTAACAGTAATTGCTTTCTGAGTTTTCATTTCTACACAATCTAATTCATCTAAATGATGTTGCATGTATGGCAAAAAATAGCCACCTTTGACGGGTGGCATGTGTTTTAGTATAGTGGAGTAATCAGTCGAAAACATTAAAGTCAGATCCAGCTACAGTTTGAGCGACAACAGTTGATGCAGACAATGGACTCTTGGTTAATCGCTTATGTTCGCCACCACCAAGAAGCAAGTATCCAAAAGCATCGCCTACGTGAGAGTGTTCGTTCTTGTTAGGTGCATCTTTAAATCGTTCTTGACCAGCACCGACAGCTACACGTTTGAAATGGTAACCGCCCGCTAATGACTTACGAATCATTTTGCATTTAGTTGCAATCATAAGGCCAGGTTTGCCAGCAATAAGTCTTTGCATAGGAGCTGCGGCTGCCTCACGTCTTACTTTAAAGTCATTGGATGGTGTAGGTTGTGCGCGTAAGCCTAATGTTCTAAGATAATCAAATGCAGTAACCTCATAAATGGCATCTCGTTGCATACCAGCTGGGTCACCCCACATCATAATCTGTGCCTTAGGATAACGAGCATTGAGTTCTGCCAATAACTGCTGACCAAATCTTTCTAGCCCCATGTCAAATGTTACGATCTCATCTAAAATAATCCATCTGCCATTAGGTAATCGTTGTCCTACCACTGCGGCTGGTGTCAAACCAAAGTCAAGACCCACTTGCAATGCATGTTCAGGATCATAATCGACTTCACCACTCATAGAACTATCGTCATACTCTGGCCATACGGGTCTACCTTCTTGAACATAGGTATACTTACCTTCGGCATAACACTTAATCCAGTCTAAGTTCTTACCACCTAACATCTGCATGTAATAACCCGCTGGTAAGTTACTTACGTTTTCAGCTTTAGGATTAATCTTCCACCAACGACCACCAGAAAATATATGATCGTTAGCTTCTGGATTCTCTGGTAAGTTTCCTGGATCTACTTCTGTGACACCACCAGGTTGTTTAAAGAAATCCCAAGCATACTTGCCAGTTAGTTTTGTTTTCTCTGCTAGTTTAAACCACCAGTGGTCATCATCCATTGGATTAGTATCCATCCACACACCATGCCAGGTAGGTCCACCATCACGTTGTGTCGGATATCGACCCACACGATGAGTA